GAACCGCTTCATTCTAGGTGTGGCATATACGAATTCAACACAAGTAAAAAAGATATGGCACAATTATGTGGCCAATTTATGGATCATGCTGCAAAGATATTGTATGCAGAAGAAATATCCTTTACAAGTAGAGTTCTTGCTGATGTTATTTCAAAGCATGCACCAGATTGGCGTCGTATTCTTAATGAATTACAAAGATGCAGCATTAATCATCAATTAAATGAGACTATTATAAATGTAGGCAATGACAATCAATATAATGAATTACTCACACATTTAAAGGATAAAAACTTTAAGAAGATGCGTTCATGGGTAGTAAACAATATTGATGTTGATGCATCTGCTATATTTCGTGGTATATATGATCGCATGATTGATAGTGTACAACCTACTAGTATACCACAACTTGTGCTTATATTGGCTGATTATCAATATAAGAATGCATTTGTTGCAGATCACGAGCTAAACATAGTTGCATGTATGACTGAAATAATGTCTAGTGTGGAGTTTATTTAATGTTAGTATTATATACTCAAGATAGATGCGGATACTGTCTGCTTCTAAAGAACAAACTAAAAGACTGGGGTCATTCTTATACTGAAAAGAATATAACGTATGATACCGAATCAAAAGAATTTATAAGAAATGAGGGGCATAAGACTGTTCCTCAACTATATTATGCCGGAAGCGATATGCTAAAAGGCGACTCAGTATATCTTACAAAGGATATGCTATCTGAACAAATGGCTAAATTGGCCATATAAATAACAAACATTAATATATTAACAAAGGATAAGTTTAATGACTGAAGAAACGGCTAAACCCAAAGAAACTATGACAGTTGACGGTGTGCAGCATATTGTTGAAGATATGACACCAGAGCAACAATACATGATACGACAGCTCAAAGATCTACAGCAAAAAACTGAAAGTACTCGTTTTGCACTAGATCAATGTCAAGTTGCGGCAAAAGCCTTTACTGCGGGTTTAATCAAAAGCTTGGAGCCAGCAGAACCTGAAGCGCCAGCCGCTGAAGCTGCTCCAGCCGCAAAACTAGATGGTGCAGCTGCAAGCGCAGCCTTTGACAAAGCTACATAGAGTATGAACCCGTTTGAGTATGTAAACTCAATCAATATGACTAAAAAGGATCTAATGGTCGACGACATAGCTGAAAAAGGTTATGCTCCGTTTATGATCAATAGATCCTTGTCATACTTTAATGATACTGTTCTCATGGCAAATGAGATGAATATGCACCACCACCTGGATAATAAGTTACAATACTCGTTTCTTATAAATATAGTCAGGAAGCGAAAGCGCTTTTCGAAATGGAACAAACCTGAACTAGAAAATGATATCGACGTGGTTAAAGAATATTATGGCTATAGCAACGAAAAGGCTCGCCAAGTTCTCCCCCTACTTACATCTTCTCAGATCTCAGAGTTAAAGATAAAGGTGAACAAAGGTGGAACAGGAAGAAAAAAATGATGTAGAGTGGACTCCAGCTACGATGCTTGAGATTACTCTAAATGAACCAGATGACTTTCTAAAGGTCAGAGAAACACTTACACGTATAGGTGTTGCTTCCAGAAGAGATAAAAAACTATTTCAATCTTGTCATATATTACATAAACAAGGTCGATATTTCATTGTACATTTTAAAGAATTATTCTTATTAGATGGAAAGAAATCTAACTTTGAGTTAAATGATCTCGAAAGACGTAATACGATTGCTACACTACTAAGCGATTGGGGTCTGATAGCGTTGGTCAAACGAGAGCCGTTAAGTTGTGCTCCGCTCAGACAGATTAAGATTATTCCGTTTAAAGAGAAAGAACAATGGGAATTGTGTCCCAAATATAATATAGGAAATACTAGACAAAATACACAATAAAAAGTTTTGTCTGTATAAATACCAGCGACGTGCAGAATAATCTGGCGTCATTAATCTTGCTTGCTTATAAAGGAGATAACACATGACAGGCATACACGCAATCTTTCCCCGATCATCATTTGTTGGTTTTGACCATTTATTTAAAGAATTGGATCATACCACAAGACACGCCAATGATCACTATCCTCCACACAATATACTAAAGATAGATGAGAATCAATATCTTATCGAACTTGCTGTGGCAGGTTTTAGTCAAGATGAATTAGAAGTTGATATCAAAGAACGGACATTAACGGTTAAAGGGGAACACCCAAGCAAAGGTCGCGAATACATACATCGTGGAATATCCACGAAGAAGTTCAAACGCACCTTTAGGCTGTCAGAATATGTAGAAGTACACGGAGCAGATCTAGTGGATGGAGTTCTAGCGATTGATTTGAAGATCGTCATCCCAGAAGAAATGCGTCCTCGTAAAATCACAATTGGTCAAAACGAGGATAACCAAAATGCAAAATATACTGACACACGGCAACAGCTTAATGAGCGCCGTAAGTGAAATAGCTAAAAAAATGTGGGCCCAACATCTTGTCAATCAAGAACGTAGAGCTTCATATTATGTGCTAAGATCTATGAATGATACACAACTAAGAGATATCGGAGTAAGTCGCTGCGATATCAAACAAAGAGTGTTTGATATTCATAACTAAAAATAGATGGTAGGCTGTAATGGCCTACCATTATTTATTTCTACATAATCGCAAATAGTTGTTTACATATATACTAAACTGTGATATAATAATATTATCACAGGAGATTATATGAGTTTTTATACATCAGTTGTAAAGCTAGGTAATTCTATTCTCTATCGAGGATATAATGATCATGGCGTTCAAATACAACATAAGTACAAGTTTCAACCTACATTCTATGTTCCAACAAGAGAGAAATCAGACTGGAAGGGTCTTGATGGTACTCCGGTAGGACCTATGCAATTCGATGATATGAAATCTGCAAAAGATTTCTATGATAGAATGAAAAATACTGATGGCACTAGGATATACGGTAACGAACGATTTGTGCAACAATTCATTACAGATAAGTTTCCACAAGATATAACATTTAAGAAACGACTTGTCAATATCGTTAATCTTGATATCGAAGTTGCATCTGACGAAGGTTTCCCACATCCTGATCAAGCAGACTATCCTATCATTTCTATTGCTCTGAAGAGCAGTAAGAGTGATGTATATCATGTATGGGGATTAGGCGACTATAACGTAGATCCAAATGGTCCGCTTATTCAATACAGAAAATGTAATAGTGAAGAAGCTTTGCTGGTTAGTTTCCTTAAATTCTGGACAAGTGATTACCCTGACGTTATTACTGGTTGGAATGTTCGGTTCTTTGATATGCCATATATCATTAATCGTATCGGCAAACTTGGTGAGTTTTCTGCAGCAAAGAAACTATCTCCATGGAACTGGTTACGTGACGGCACGGTCAAAGCCTTAATTGGTGGATCTCAAAACTATTATGAGATATATGGTATACAAATCATTGACTATTTACAAACATTCAAGAAGCTCGGTTATTCATATGGCCCGCAAGAGTCTTATAGACTCGATCATATTGCATATGTTGTTGTAGGTGAAAAGAAACTATCATACGAAGAACATGGTAATCTACATAGATTATATAAAGATGATCATCAAAAGTTTATCGACTATAACATCAAAGATGTGCAGTTAGTTGAGCGTATAGATGAGAAGATGGGTCTTATTGAACTTGTTATGACGATGGCATATAAAGGCGGTGTTAACTATACAGATGTAATGGGTACGACTGCAATATGGGATTCAATCATATATCGTGAGTTAAATAAACAGAAGATAGCTATACCTCCTAATGAAGAGAAGTTTAAAGGTAAATATCCTGGTGGTTATGTTAAAGATCCACATGTAGGATCACATGACTGGGTTGTATCATTTGATTTAAACAGTCTATATCCAAATCTTATTGTACAATATAATATGTCACCTGAAACTCTTTTAAATAGTGTCCAAGGCGATGTATGTATTGCTGCGAATGGTGCTGCATTCACAAAGAAGTTTCAAGGTATGCTGCCACGTATTATTATCAGTTATTCTGATGAACGTAAAGCAATTAAAAAAGATATGCTTAAAGCTATACAAAAGTCTCAAGGCAATATGACCAAAGAAAATGAACGCGAAATCAACCGTCTTGAGAACAGACAGATGGCAATTAAGATCTTACTCAACTCTCTTTATGGTGCACTCGGCAATAAGTACTTTCGTTATTTCAATCAGTCTGTCGCCGAAGGTATTACTAAGTCTGGTCAGTTATCTATTCTGACTGCAGAGACTGCAATGAATACTGCAATGAACGATGTGATGAAGACAGACAAAGATTATGTTATTGCAATTGATACTGATTCATTATATGTCAATTTTGGTCCTCTTGTAGAGAAACTCAAACCAAAAAACATTGTTAAAACACTTGATACAATATGTAATGATCATTTTACAAAAGCATTGAATAAAGCATATGATGAACTTGCAACTGA